CTTAGATAGAACGTTGTCTCTAATATGTTCGAACTGACCTTTAGTTCCATACATATCTACGAATACTTGTTTAATAATACCTGATAGTTCCTCAACATCACAAGCATGGGTAGCAAATGAGTCATGTACCGGGGCTATATGCCCGCTAAACTTATCTATCACTAACGCCATATGAGATGCGTCTTGTGAATGAATATAGTTAGGGGCTATACCTGACGCATAACCTTGCTTATCGGGGATTGTGGTCTCCACAGCTAATACATGCTTGAGTCTATTACGAGAGCTAATTCCTTTTAATACAGAATCTATCTTCCACTCTTTCATAAGGTAGGCTCTATACTTCACGGGAAAACCAGAAGGAGAAATCCAACTCAACTCCTTAGCACCATTACCTTTAGCAATGTAACTAGAGATCATGTTGAACTTCTGACTTAATCTGTCTAGTTCTAGTATGTCTTCGTTAGACTTTAACTTCTTACGTTGAATAACCTTCTTAGCAGCTATTAACTTACTTCTATCGTGTTTACTAACAGCTTCGCCAGTTAACTTGTGTAGATAACCTGTCTCACCTAACTCATAAGCAGATAGTTGTTGTAGAAAGGTCTTAACTGTATCAGCGCTAGGGCACACTGTATTTATAGCCTGTATAACAGATCGACTAAGCAGAGTGCAATCAAACATATCAATGTTATATTGACTAGTAAAGCCTTCTGTGTAACAATCTTCATACATATTATCTGCTATGCGGGATGTCCCTGCGGCATACTGTCTTACCATAGTAGCACGTTTAGTGATACCCTTTCTTATGTGCTTCATAGGTATATTACGAGTTGTAAACCAATCAGGTATATTGTCTACTAATTCTTTAGCTACCTTGATGTACAGATCACAAGGAACGTCTGTCTTAGTTAGACCTACCATAGCACCTGTTATAGCGTCTTTACTCATGGCAGCACTATGTTGTATACCATTACACATACCATCGATAGGTATAGGTAGATAGGATATAACTTCTTCACCTTCTTCACAGGAGTTCCATGCTAACCACTCACAGGCACATGCAAAGAATACTATAGGCTTTTCACACTTAATAAACTTACCATTGACAGCAGTAGATAACACCATGTCATAGTTATTTTCTAACCATCTGACTCTATCATCTAAGTTCATTTTATCTACAGAAATAGATTCCAAACCTTCTCTTTCTAATAGTGCTTTGTAGTTATACTCACACCAAGAAGGAATGGATTCTACTGCATACGATTCATTAAAGCTGTTAGCCGTGTGTATTGCCAACCATGTCACACCTGTAGGGGTGAGGGGCTTCCCTTCTCCGAATTGTAGCAAACCTCTAGCTAGATCACCTCCTTGATAATTAAGGAACTGCTCTCGGATATAATATCTACCTCTATAGTCAGTATCTACTAACTGATAGAAGGGTTTACCATATCCTTTAAGGGTGCTAGCCTTCTCTTTGATTATCTGGAACTCATAGTTCTTGCTACGTGCTTTAAGAACTTTCTTTTTCTTGTTCCATAAATCAACTTCACTAGCGTAACAATGCTTAGTTTCCGGGGTCTCTTTCTTCTTTAAGGCTGCATAGGCTTTACGTACTGCTAACATAGAACCAGCTTCGGGTAGTTCTGTTTCTTCGTGTAAGAAGTAACTGGTATCATTAACCATTGCCTCATATACACTCTCGTTTATAGTCCATTTCATCTTGTTTAAAGAGTTAAGAGACCTAAGCCAAGGTGCATCGATGTATTGAGGAAACTCACGTTCATCTTGAGACCCCCAACGCTTAATAGCAGAGTAACCTAGGGTGTTAAGCTCAGTGATACTCTCAGGCTTATGCAAGACAGTGTTAGGTAAGATTGAGTCTTTAACAGAGGTAGGTACGTCACTGATAAAGCCCCATAGGGGGCCTGGGGTTACTACGTAGGGTGCTGTAATTGCTCTGTCAGAGAAACCTTCTTCTCTAAATGTAGACACACAATCTTTAGCTTTAAATGCTTCAACGAACAGATCACCTAGACGTATGGCTTTATCTTTGGCTAGAGGTTCACCGCCCATATACGCACTTAGGGCCTCGCCAATAGCAACAGATACAGAGGTTAACTTAGCCATGCCAGCTATGTCACCATTAGCATCTCTCGAAAACTTTAACTGTATTTTCTCAGACGCTAGATATACCATTGTAGGTAGTTTAAGTTTATAATCAGGATAGAAGGCTAATACTATACATCCGGTATTACCTCTTGGGCTATTGATGTTAGCCTTTTCTATACGATCAATCAAGTACTCAGCTATTTGTTCGATTAAATTCATCGCTATGCTGCTCCGTTAGAATGATGTTAAGTGTTTGTAAACTTCAGTATCTTCGTTGTAAGTCTCTTTAAGATTAGGTTGTGACATTATAGCATTTAATACATCCTTTTTGGGGATTTTACTAGCTACTATACGATTTATTATATCACTTTCTTTCAGAGCCATTTCATCTTTATTGTTAAATGTCGTTAGCATATAACCTAATTCGTACAATAGGTTATCTAACGGAGATAAAAGTAAGCCTAAGTCCTCTACGACACAACTTTCATATCGTAGTGGGCTTTCGTTATTTCCTGTATCTAATACCATTAAAACACCTCTCTCTTATGCTTTAATAAAGCACCGATTATTGATGAAACAATACTTATAAAAAATATACCACTGATTATCATAACCATTAGAAGTCTTCTCCTACTAAATCTATACTTGTTAATCGACCCGTATCAATGTCATATGATGCGGCACCTGCACTACCTGTTACACCTGAGAATCTATTCTTAAGAACAGAGAAGTGTACTGTACTACGCTTGATTGGATCATCGGACGTTAAGTCTCTTGAGAAACCTATGATATCAAAGGATACTTGTTTAACACTACCTGAACCTTTAATATCATCTAACGACGGCATCTTACCTTCTTCAAAGGACTTACCTTGAAGACCTGTTTTACGCAGGTGACTTATTAAGCCTATCCACACTTGATGCTTATTACAGATACGTAACAGCTCATTCATCATTCTATCAGTGGCTTCGTTACCTGTTAGTTTCTCTACACCTTCACTTACAGCAATAGTTAAGTGGTCGAGTATAAGATACTTACAACCCATTAAGGCCAGGTATTCTATCTTGTCTACTAGGCTACCATCAGATACAGCACCTTGATGATCTAACAGTATTAGTCTACCATCTCCGAATACATGTTCAAAGGCTTTACGTTCTTCATCTTCGGTAGTATCACCTACAGACATATCTTTCTTTAGATGCATACCTATAAATTTACCAGCAGTATAACCGACTGACTCTTCTAGAGATATCATACCGACTTTCTCATCAGTAGTATCTAAGATGTGTAGCACAGTTTCTTTGATGATACTGCTCTTACCGATAGAAGTACCTGAAGTAAACAGTGTTATCTCACCTTGCCTAATACCTTTAAGCTTTTCTTGTACAACAGATAAGCATGGTGGATAGGGTATAGTGGGGATTTCCTTCTTGTCACGATAGGCTTCCCATATAGATTCACCTGACATTATACCAGCAGGGTTATAAGGTTGTGCGTTCCAGATAGCTCTATTGACTTCCATGAAGCCATGCTTAGTGTACTCATCTGACGCATCCTTCTCTTTGCCCTTGACAATCTTTACTTTATCATAGCCACATATCTTAGCTAGCTTTAATATAGCCTCTTCACCTGCTTTATCAGCATCCATCCACAAACATATTTCACCGAAAGATCTTAGCCACTCGCGCTGTGCTAAAGGTGCTTTCATATTGCTTGCTGACGCTAGAGAAACTACAGGGTATATAGGGCCTTTCTGTTCATAGGACTCAGCTATGGCGAGAGTGTCTTCTTCACCTTCGGTTATTACTAGTCTTTTACCTCCTGCTGCAAAGTTCTGTTGACCGAACAGTTGATCGCCCATATCACCTTGAAATCTAAAAGTCTTAGGCATCGTTCTTACTTTA